TTTGTATGTGTATATTCGCTCTGAAAGCACACAATAGCAAGTCAATTCAGAGATATAAATGCACCAAATATCGTGATGAAAGGGATGTGTTTTACGCCTCACCGGTCAGGATAAAGTGGGCATATTCCTTGCGGTTTTCTTCGAGGTACACAACCAGCTCATAAAAGCCCATGTCGTTCGCGATACGCTGCACCGCTACTACATCAAACATATTCGTTAGGCTGGTTTCGCGTATGGCCAGGATCTGCTTTCGCACCTTATCGGTCATCGTCGCACCTCCGGCAAAGGTCCTCGCCATAGACCACGTTCAGTCCGCTGCCGTTGTCCCAGCTAACCATGATGCTTGCTGTGTCATCCACACCGGTTACAGTGCCTTTGGTGCCGATGGGCGGAGCCTGCACATCATCCATGCGAAGAAGCTCAACGCGACAACCGACCGGAAATTGACGGCGGATGCGCTCGACTACTTCTTTATTCGGAAATCTCATCATCAGTTGCCTCCTTTCCATTCAGCAGGGCATTTACCGCTTCTACCACAGCGGGGTCGTCGGTAGCGGCGTTCAGGTCCTCTGCACTGAAGCCTTTCTTGGCTCCTGTTCGAAATGCGGCGCTACCGGTCAGGTTCCGAAGAAGCGTCCGGCGCGTTTCCTTGAACTCATCGCCAATGAAGCCGAGCCTAAGGAGGAAGCAGCGGAAGGCGTACTTCTCATTGTCCGTTTCTTTTTCCTTTGCAGTCACACGCTTATGGCTCTTAGCAGCATCAAGCATATGCCCAAGGAAATGAGCAGTTGCACTGATGACCTCAGGCTCCGGAATGCGATCGAACCAAGGGAAGCGGATACGCTCCTCGGTGACCTCAATTTCCAAGCTATCAGCACCGAGTGCTTTTTTAATGAGCGTCGCTTTGCTGTCCACCATCCTGCGCAGGTTGTCAATCGCTGCTTCGGTGGTGTCTTTCAGCGGAAGCTCCATGCAAAGGGCATCTGTGACTTCCTCGGTCTCAGCTTCAAAGCCCATTTCAGAGAGGCGCTCAATAAGCTGCTCAGCCTCGTCGCTTTTAGTCTGGTCGTCTAAGGAAAGGATGCCATCCTTGCTGATGGTGAAGTTGTCCACCTGATAAGCACAGGATGGAACGCCGAGGTACTTGGCGTCACTTTCGAGAATCATCGCGATGGCCTGTACCAGTCGCTTGCGGTCGGGTCCGGTTACGTTGTACTTGATTTCCATTTACAAAACCTCCTATCGTTTTGGTATGTACATACATCACTCTAAAGGCACTATATAGCAAGTGATTTTCGAGAAATATATGTGCCAAATCGAGTCGGAGGAAGAGCCGATCATCATAAGAAATGCTATTGTCAGGCATGGCTGTCCTTGGTGGCTGTCACCTCTGCATAGGAGTAGAGCAGACCATCACGCTGGACAGAAACCTTGTCAGCAGAGCCGACCTGTTCGATGTAGCGCTTGACGATAACGTCACAGAACTTCTCGTCGAGCTCGATGGTGAAGCAGGAGCGGTCAGACTGTTCGCAGGCGATGAGTGTTGAACCACTGCCGCCAAAGGGATCAAGCACCAGAGTGTTACTCATGCTGCTGTTCATAATCGGATACGCCAAGAGCGGGACCGGCTTCATGGTCGGGTGATCGCCATTTTTCTTAGGCTTGTCGAACTCCCAGATGGTGGTTTCCTTCCGGCCGGTGTACCACTGATGCTTTCCGGTTTTCTTCCAACCGTAGAGGACAGGCTCATGCTGCCATTGGTAAGGAGAGCGCCCAAGCACCAGCGACTGCTTCTTCCAGATGCAGCAGCCGGACAAATAAAAACCGGCATCCACAAAGGCTCTCCTGAAATTTAGCCCTTCGGTGTCGGCGTGGAAAACATAGATGCTGGCGTCAGATGCCATGACTGCTTCGGTGTTTGTAAATGCATCGAGCAGGAAGTTGTAGAAGGCGTCGTTACCCATGTTGTCGTTCTTGATTTTCCCAGCGCTGCCTTCATAGTTGACGTTGTAGGGTGGGTCGGTGATCACGAGATTGGCTTTGACACCTGCCATTAGCAAGTCAAAGGTGTCTTTCTTAGTGCTATCCCCACAGATCAGCCGGTGCCGACCAAGGGTCCAGAGGTCATCGAGCTTGGTGATCGGAGGTTCTTTTAGCTCTGCTTCCACATCAAAATCATCATCGTGGATGCCGTCTTTGATACTATCCTTAAACAGATCATCCAGTTCAGCGGGATCAAAGCCTGTGAGCGATACATCGAAGTCCGCACCTTGTAAATCTGCAATGAGCAGAGCCAGCTTTTCTTTGTCCCATTCACCGGAAATCTTATTCAACGCGATGTTGAGTGCCTTTTCCTTTTCGACATCCATTTCGACCACCACGCACTCGACTTCGGTGATGCCCATGTCGATGAGCACCTTTAAACGCTGATGCCCACCCACAACACAGCCGGTCACCTTATTCCAGATGACCGGCTCGACGTATCCGAACTGTTCAATTGAGCGCTTAAGCTTATCGTATTCCGGATCACCGGGCCTTAAGTCCTTGCGGGGATTGTAGTCCGCAGGTAGAAGCTCGGCGGTATTCTTTTTCTCAATCAGCATATTTTTTTACCGCCTCTCGTAGTTCGTTATAACGGTCCAGCCATTCCCAGCGAGAAAGCGTTCCGCTGAAATGGCCATAGGTTGCTGTATCTGCATAGATGGGATCACGCAAGTTCAGTGCCTCGATGATCGCCGCTGGACGGAGGTTAAAAACCTTGAGGACCGCTTTGCGAAGAATCTCATCAGAAACAGTACCCGTACCGAAGGTGTCAATCTCAACCGCAACAGGATCAGCCTTGCCGATAGCATAGGAGATGGCCACCTGACAGCGTTTCGCATAGCCGCAACGGACGAGGTTCTTTGCGATGGCCCTTGCCATGTAGGCACCGGAGCGGTCAACCTTCGTCGGGTCTTTTCCGGAGAAGGCACCGCCGCCATGAGCAGCAAGGCCGCCATAGCTATCGACCATAATCTTTCGACCAGTCAAACCGGTGTCAGCTGCAGGCCCGCCCTCGACAAAGCGGCCAGAGGGATTGATGAGGATTTCGGTAGCATCGTCAAACGGGAATTTCTCGAACACTGGCCACAGGACTTGGGAGATGATCTCACTGCGGAGAATGTCTAAATCCTTATCAGCGCGGTGCTGTACAGAAACAATAATCGTTTTGATGCGCTTGGGCTTGTCATCTTCATACTCGACAGTGACCTGGGCTTTGCCATCAGGACCAATGCCTTTGATGACGCCATTTTTCATGGTGCTATCGAGCTTTTGACAAATGCCATGAGCAAATACGAGAGGGAGCGGAAGTTTTTCTAACGTCTCATCAGTGGCATAACCATAAACAGTGCCTTGGTCGCCAGCGCCGAGCATGGAATACCAAGAGGTATCTCCCGCGCGGGATTCCAGCGCCTGATCCACACCACCAGCGATGTCCTTGCTTTGTTGGTGGACGAATACAAACACTAAGAACTTCCAAGGATTGTAGCCGACCTCCTCAAGAACTCTGCGGACCACCCAGCGGATGTCTACTTTTTTCGAGCAGGTGATTTCGCCCGCTACGATGATTTTGCCTTTTGTCGCCATGACCTCACAGGCCACGCGGGAAGATTTATCTTTGCGGAGGCACGCATCGAGAATGCTGTCTGCAATCAGGTCGCAGAGTTTATCTGGGTGACCCTTGCAGACACTTTCAGAAGTTTTGTATTTTGCCATATCATTTTCCTTTCCGGGCGGTTAAGAGCCGCTCCATAACATCATCTTGCGGATTTACACCGCTGTACTCGCCGGTACAGTTTTCCTTTACGATCTGAAAAATCTCCATCCACAGGCGGTTTGTCTGGTTCATATAGTTCTGACCCATCGCCACATAGGGGCTCTGAATCGCATTGCCCGTGGTGGGGTGCTTCGCAAGAAAGCCATATTCAGTGACTGCTTCCTCGCACTGAATCCATCTGGCTACGCTCATGGCATATCGCTCCAGAAGCTGAGGAGCTACAAGCACCGCACAGCCACGTTCGTTCAGCCAAGTCCAGGCGGATTTGTAGATTTCACTTGCAACGAGCGTCTTGCCGTCTTTTTGTATGGCTTCGAGCATTTTGTTTGGTTCAGGCATTTCAAGGCCTTTGAGATCTGCTGCATCTTGAAATTCCATCACAGTTAGTTTCCTGCCGCCGGGATTACCCTCGGCAATTTTGTCGGCTAGCGGCTTCTTTTTTGCGCCCGCGCCGATACGAGCACCGCCACGGTTGGTACCGTCTTTTGCCAAAAATATCACCTCACTTTGCAGGGCTGGGGCTATTCCCTCGTTTGAAAGCGCGTTTTTTAACACGAAGCCCCACGCCGCTGTCCAGTTTGAAAAGTTTTAGAGATTTGATCACCCCCACCGGTCACCGCTTTCAGCAGTAATTCGGGAGTGACAGGATTTACATAGAGCCATCAGATTACTCTTTTCATTGCCGCCGCCTTTGGAGAGAGGAAGGATGTGGTGGACCTCTTCGGCAGGCGTTAGCTTGCCTTGCTTCTCGCACTCCTCACAAAGAGGATGCAACTTGATGTACCGGTCGCGGATGCGCTTCCAGCTTCTGCCGTAGCGTTTGTTGGACTTGGGGTCTCGTTCATACTGGTTGTACTGTTTGTCAACGACCTTTTGATGCTCGGCGCAGTATTGCTCACGCTCAGCGAGCCGACCGCAGCCGGGGTAGGCGCAGGGACGCTTTGGTTTATATGGCATGGGTTCACCTCACTTTCGGGGCATAAGAAAAGCCCCACAGGATTTCTCCCGCGAGGCTTCGCCTTGATGCTTTTCGCTACCTTAACATTAACATGATTGCACTTGGACTAATAGTGACTTACAGTGACATCTTCAGGGATTCTTACTTTGTTTAGCGCTGCATCATGTAAGCGGTAAAGATGGCGAAGGTTATACCCAAGCTCCACAGCAATTTCTGGCCAAGACTTATTGCTGATGTATCGCTTCTCCAGAATCGTTCGATATTCGTTGCATTCTACTTCACGGATAACAAGACTGATTTCACGCTTAAGATCCACCAAGCTTTCAAGATCTCTGTTGATCTCATCCTGAAGGTCAATGATTTTCAGAACGGTGTCCGCCATCGGCGAGGTGCTTTTGCTGGGGTTGCGAGGCATACCTGTTATGGTGGTGGTACATCTCATTGCCAGCTCATTTAAGGATTCGACCATTTCGAGTTTGCTGGCAATCCTCTGATCAAGGCGGTAAGCCTGTGATAAATACTCTTTAGCGGTCATTCTTTTGCACCTCCTCGTTAATTCTTCGAATGAGGTACTCGGCATTCAGGCTGGTGAGCTCTCCAAACCAACCGGAACGGAAAAACCGCTCTAAAGATGCCACTTCAATTTGGTAGCCATTGTTATCAGGACGCTTCTTCGAATGAAGAAGAACGATTCGATAATCCTTGACTGCTTGCATAACAATGGCATTTGCTAATTCTTGATAAGGGTCCATAATCTGTACCTCCGAATTTTTATTTCTCTCGGATTGGCACGGATTGTCGTTGATTGTCTTAGACTTGCAGATCGGCCTTTACAGCATCAATCAAAGCGGCTTGGGTGCTGTCCTTCTTGGATAACACCTTTAGAATCCGCTCGTCGATGGTGTCTTTAGCCACAATGTGCTGCACCACAACTGTTTCGGCATTTTGCCCTTGTCGCCATAGGCGGGCGTTGGTCTGCTGATATAGTTCCAGTGACCAGGTCAGCCCAAACCAGACGATACAGGAACCACCACTCTGAAGGTTTAAACCGTGACCGGCAGAGGCGGGGTGGATCAATGCTACGGGTAGTTCTCCAGCGTTCCACTTACGGATACTGTCGACGCTGTCCAGCTTTGAAAACGGGACATGAAGCTTTTGTAGTCGCTCCGTGATGCGGGCAAGGTCATGCTTGAACCAGTAGGCCACAAGGATTGGCTTGCCACCGGCGGCTTCGATGATATCCTCCAGTGCATCCAGCTTTCGGTCATGGATGGAGAAGGTGTCGCCATCGTCGGTGTAAATAGCGCCATTTGCCAGCTGGCATAACTTTCCGGTAAGCGCGGCGGCATTAGCAGCAGTGATATCTCCGTCAGGGAGTTGCAATACGAGGTCTTTCTTCAACTCGTCGTAACGCTGGCGCTCCTCGTCAGACAGGCGGACGGTGTATTCGCTGCTGACCAGCTCCGGCATTTTCAATAGGTCGGTAGACTTCATGGAAATGGTGATGTCGGAGATCTTGTCATAGATGCGCTGTTCAGCTCCGGGTAGAGGCTTGTAGCTGAAGATGACCTGTCCATTTCGCTTGTCTGGCTGGAAGTAGTCCAGTCGGTAGTAGCTGATGAACCGTCCGAGGCGAGCGCCCATATCTAAAAGCCTGAACTCAGCCCAGAGGTCCATGAGGCCATTTGCGGAAGGGGTACCGGTGAGGCCAATGATGCGCTTGACCTTAGGTCGCACCTTCATCAGAGCCCGGAAGCGTTTAGCCTGATAATTCTTGAAGGATGACAGCTCGTCTACCACGATAGTGTCGAAGTTGAATGGCAGCTTGCTTTCATCAATGAGCCACTGGACATTTTCTCTGTTGATGATGTAGATGTCAGCGGGTTTGATAAGAGCCGAACGGCGCTCTGCTTCAGTACCGACTGCAACAGAGCAAATGAGGTTCTGGAGATGATCCCATTTATCTGCTTCAGCAGGCCATGTATCCCTTGCCACTCGGAGTGGAGCAATCACCAGAATGCGGTGGGCTTCAAAGCTGTCAAACAACAGGTCGTTCAACGCAGTCAGTGTGATGCTCGTTTTACCAAGACCCATATCGAGTAGAACAGCGGAGATGGGATGTTCCTCGATGTAGCGGGTGGCGTATATCTGATAGTTATGCGGTTCGTATTTCATCAAGAAGCCCTCCAATCTGCTGCTCGTCATCAAGGACATAAACCTTGAAGCCAAGCCCGCGTAGTAATTTGTGCCTTGCTAGCTGAAGTGGTCTGGGCTTTTCGCCGGGAGCCTTAACCTCTACAAAAGCCATATGACCACCCGGTAGAAGCACGATACGGTCAGGCATCCCGTCAAATCCAGGACTTGTGAACTTGGGTGCGATGCCTCCGGCAGCTTTGACTGCTATAACCAGTTTTCTTTCGATTGTTTTTTCTCTCATTTTCATTCTCTCCATCAGGATTTTATGGATGGGTTAACCTCGACGCATGTCATATATAGAACTTTTCTTAGAGTTATTTTTTTAGTCCTATAGAGACTTTTTGTATATGACCTTAATCGAGGTTAACCCATAGTCCATCAACTCAAGAAATCCTCAAAATCTCCGTCATCGATTTTAAGCCTCAGTCCTGCAAAGAACCGCTTGTTTTTGACATTGATACGGCCATGTCCAGCAGCCTCCAGCGCAGAATAGAAGTCTGTAGTGCTGCGGATATACTCATTTGTGTCAATGCAGTAATTGCGATACGCCCTATAAAGCGAACTGGAACTTTCGCGAAAGCTTGCATCAAGCTCGCATTTCTCCTCAAGAAAATGGCCAAACCAGTCGTTTTGGGATCGGTACTCCGTTATGGCTTGCTGCACGCACTCCGGAACAGGAATTTTGTAATCCAGCGCAATGACCTTCTTAGCACCCTCGATCACCCATGCAAGAATGCTCTCACCGGCATTTTGATAGAGGTACTCGCCATAGTTCTTGATGTCGCTGCTACCTTCAATCTTGGCGTCGAAGGGTATAACAACCAATCTGCGCCAGATACCGTCATCAGAGGCGCTGACCTTTGGCAGGTGGTTTGTATAGAGCACCAGTGTATGGCAGGGCGTGAAGCTGAACGGGTCCTTGTACTTCTTTTCAGCGAATACATCGTCGGTAGAGCAGAGTTGCTTGACTGTAGAGTCGTTGAGTCGAGCGCCTTCCTGTATCTCAGCAGCGATAAGCAGGCGCTTGCCCTTAACCTCGGCCATTTCCGGCTTGATATTTCGGCGGCATCCAACCGTCAGGGTATCTGCGGAGATGTTGCCGCTATAAAGGCCAAGCACACGGGAGATGGCGTTCCAGAAGGTAGATTTACCGTTGCGCCCGCCGCCATAAGCGATGATCAAGGCTTCCACGTAGACTTTGCCGATGGCGGCTAAGCCGCAGATCATTTGCACATAGTCGATAAGCTCCTGATTGCCGCAGAAGATAAGGTCCAAACTGTTCTGCCAGATCTGTTCACCTTTGGAACTGGGTGAAACGGAGGTCATTTTCGTGATGAAATCTTCAGGTGAATGCTCTCGGGCTCCGGTCATCCCTTTGCGTAGATCGTAAGTAGCAGCAGGCGTACAAAGAAGAAAGCAGTCTGCATCTAAATCACGCGGCGAGATCTCCAGCATAGGACGGGACTCCTTCAGCGTCGCGGTAATATTCTTTGAGTCTCGTCTGCGAATGGCAAAGGATTGGTACGCCTTGGCTGAAAGGAAGGCTCTGTATGCTTCGAGCTGCGTGTCGTTCATGAGTGACTCAGCCTTTGCTTTTGATGCGTTTTCTAGGATTTCCTGCGTACCGTTTTCCGTCAGCAGTCTCATCGCTGCCTGTAAATCCTTTGTGGCTTCATCCAGTTGGCGGCGGGTCAGCTCATGAGCGACAGCCTGTGCGCCGGGTTCGCTTTCCTGCCAGTAATGGCTGGTGTAACGGATAAAATGAGTAGCTGGAGAATACCGCAGTTCGCCGGAGAAGTATTTCGCCAGAACCTCTGCCTGTCCTACATCGGAGAAATCGCCCGGCATATAGGACGTCGGGTCATTGTAGACCTCCGGAGAAACATAGCCGTCCTGCTGCTGCACCTTTGAAAAGAAGCGCTGAGCGCTGTGCCAGATGGTCATGAGCTCTTGCTCCTCAAGCGGAGGTGAGCATTTTGCGGCTTCCTCTAAGAAGCACTGAAAAGCATCGTCGCTGTCGCCATATTTTTTGATGACTCGACCGGCAAAACGGGACATGGTGGCGTTGCGACTTCCTTCTGGTATGACTTGAGTGGAACGATGGCCACCGGTCATATCAGCATCGAATTCTTCGCCCTCCAGAAACTCGCTCAAGTTCATGCTGCCGGTATAGATTTCAACTTCCGGAGAGGTAGTCCCGAAGAAGAAACGTGCAGCATCCAGAGCCTTGGTATCGAAGTATGGAAAGATGGCGTTGACCAGCTTTTTCATATCGCTGTAGCAAGCCGCGTTTGTAACGTGGTCAATGGGAAATAGAACGTGGAATTTAGGTCGAGCGGGCTTGCCGTTTTTCTCGCGCATATTGTAGCGGCTATAATGAACGGCAAAGGTGACGCCGGGGAACGCCTCCATGACATCGGCGGGTAGCACCCAATCCTCTGGTTGCTCTGAGTGATCATTGTCGCAGTCCACCGGTAGGCAATTGCTACCGATGTAGTTTTCACCATTCCGGTAGCTGTTCCGGTATTCGGCGCACACATAGTCATGGCCGACAGCTGCGATCAAGGAACTTGCGTCAGTGACCTCAGCCTTGTGTGGATAGGAGCAGTTGCCGGGGTTGCCGATGAAGTCGGCGTGATAAAGAGTGAACATCAGTCGTTCACCTCCGTTGCGCCATCCTCCAGCACCTTGGTGATGAATTTGAGTGCCGTGATGATTGTTTCAAGCTCGCAGTCACCACCAAGGGACACCTCTATGCCATCTGTGCCATATGGTCCGATCAGATGAGCTTCAATGTCGGTGCCTCCAGCGTTTTCGATGCGAAAGTAAGTACGGCTTCCGTGGCCGGAATCTCCACCCTGATAGCCGTTAGTGCCAGCCTCGACTTCGAGAACATTCGCGTTGTATATGTCACGGCTAAAGGTCGTGATAGTGATGCCGTCGATATTTCTTTCCTTTTCTGTGATAGCGTACATGATTAAACCTCCTCGCAGTTTTCGTTAAAGTAGCGTAAGCGGTAGTTCTTCCACTTGGCTCCCTTGATTTCAGCCGACATACCAGCTGAGATGGTGCTGCCGAACACCCAGACCTCTGTACATTTGCTCATTAGGGCGTTGCCGAAGAATAGCCCAAGCTGGCGTTCGGCAGGAATGTCGTCGTTCAAAAACTGTGGAAACAGCAAATGCGGCGCAATGGGAATGAAGCCCTTGTCAACGGCGAAACGGCTGTAGCGCTGTGCAGCCTTTACGTTTCCTTCTACATCTCCAGAAAAAGGAGAGCAGATATAGATAATTGGCCTGAATGCCCGAAGCGCCTTTTCTTCTTTTTCGATAGCAGACAATGCTTCGTAGGCGGTTGGGTCGTAGTAACCCTCACTGTTAAATTTATCAATGCTCATTTTGACCTCCAATCCGGGCGGGATTTTTGTCCACCTCTATTACCCAATGGAGGTCAAAAACAGGTTTGAACGAAAAAGGCTCAATCTTTTTTATAAAAATCTGTCTCGTAGCCATCGGCGCGGAGTAGCAGTCCCTTTGCCCAATACGGCGACCGACCCATCTGTTCACATACAGCTTTAAGAGATAATTGTGAATCCGCGTCGATGACGATCTCGTCGTGGACATGCATGACGATGGAGCAGTGCCGGAGTGTTTGCATGGCACTGCAGAGGATGTCGCGGGCAGTTGCTTGTACGATGTTTTCCACGAACTTCGGTCCGTAGGAATCCAGCCGTTCCCACTTTTTTGTTGAACCGACGCCCTCGTAGGTGATGCACTGACCACCGAACTTGTTTTCACCGATTCGCGGTTTAACATAGGCAAGCCGCCTGCCGGAAGGAAGCGTAATGAAAAGCATCCCGCTCTGGCATAAGAAAGTGATCCCATGTGTCGAGTTGGTGCGTTTATACCGAACCGCCTCCATAGCAGCCTTGTCCACATCCCACCAGAACTTCACGATGTGCGGATTGGATTGCCGCCACGCGTCAACCAGTGGAGGGAGCTCGTCCTCTTCAAGTCCCATATCAAGAGCGCCCATTGCTTTGAGCGCACCGACAGAGCCGCCATAACCGAGCGCCAATTCTGCAATCTTGCCTTTTTGACGTAGGTGACCGTTGATGCCATGTTTTTCAACCGGCACCTTGAACATCTGCGATGCGGAGGCGCAGTAGATATCCCCGCCTTTGGCAAACACATCCTGTCGCCACTGTTCACCGGCCAGCCATGCGATCACGCGGGCTTCGATGGCGCTGAAGTCTGATACGATGAACCGAGCCCCGGCCCTTGGGACGAAGGCGGTGCGGATAAGCTGCGACAGCGTGTCCGGCACATCCTCGTACAGCATTTCAAGTGCATCAAAATCACCGAAACGCACAAGGGCACGCGCTTCGGCCAAGTCCTCCAGATGGTTCTGAGGGAGGTTTTGCATTTGAATAAGCCTGCCTGCCCAGCGCCCGGTCCGATTGGCACCAAAAAATTGAAACATCCCACGGGCGCGACCATCGGCACAGACCGCATTCTCCATTGCTTGATACTTCCGAACCGACGATTTGGCAAGCTGCTGCCGGAGGGAGAGAACGTCTGCAAGATCCGGAGGTGCTGTTTTGAGTAACTCGGCGACAACCTTTTTCCCAAGCGTGTCGGTCTCCATGCCATTGTCGGCAAGCCACTGCTTCATCTGTTGTACCGAGTTTGGGTTCTCAAGTTCTGTCAGATGCTTCATCGCGGTAGTGAGCTCCGAACGGGAGCGACCATCCATTGCGATAGCCTTTTGGACCAGTGTCATATCCAGCGATACGCCTCTGTCATTGATCTCCTGGTCGAGGTGGTATTCGTCCCAAATGCTATCCGGCACCGGGAACTTGGACAGCTTTTCTTGAATGGACATTTCAGTTTCAACATCACGGATGTTATATTTCTTAAACGCCGACCATTTATCGGGTGCGTGATAGGGATGATTCCGGGTGCGCTGACCGTTGGCTTTCGTTGGAGCGCAAGGTTGACAGAAGTATTTGATGAGATCCTTACCTTCGGTGAGTTTCTGCTTATCCAGTTTCAGTACCGAGCCGACGCCTTCTAGCGACAGTGGCAATCCCATTGTCGCTGCCCACACCATTGAACATTTCCATGAGGTAGGGTTGATGTATTCGCCGGTAAGGAGTCCAAGAAAGCGAGACAGACAGACCCGCTCAAAGTTTGCGTTGAACGCCCATTTGATCACCGTTTCATCCATGAGTGCGGTGATAACATCGCTGGGCAGCTTCTCTCCGCTGGCAAGGTCAACGACCTGGACATTATCGCCGTCAATGCTGTAGCTGAAAAGAAGTATCTCGAAATCTGGTGATTCGACATAGCGGTATACACCTGATTTGGCGAGATTGGCGCTGCTATAGGTTTCAATATCTATTGAGAGTGTTTTCATAGTTGACCATCCTTTTATAAGGAACGGCGGTAAAGAAGTTCTCTACCGCCGTCCACAGTTTTTTATTTGAAGTCACGCATCCGTTTTTCGTGATACTCTTTATCACGAGCTTCGCGTTCTTCGTCGCGTCTTGCTCTCTTGCGATCACTTCCAATGCTCTGAACCATTGAGACCAGGAACGTGACACACAGAGCTGAATACAATCCCAAAAGGATGTTTAGTAAAATAGTTGTCATTGGTTTACCGCCCTTCCTTAAGACAAAAAGTCGTCATCATCGTCTGTTGCGAAATCGGACTCGGCACTAACCTTGCCACCGAGAGGCTCGCCGTCGCGCACCTTCTGCAGGTTGTTTAGACCGCAAGCGATGCCCTTGTTGCCGTTTGAATTGAAAGCGTAGAAGCTGATGCTGGCCCTGCCATACACGCCGGAGTAAACCTCGGAGCGGGTCAGAACAGGATTGCGATCAGCGTCCACGATGCCAGGAGCAGTAGCGGAATTGGCGTTGATGAAGTATGCATTGGCGTAGGCCGGATCATCTGGACGCTCGCTGTCGCCATCTCTGAGCGGAGTCTTGATTGCCGCCATCGGGGGCACGGACTTGCCACTACCTTTGAGCTTGGCTTCGCCTTCGTGGTAAGCAGCTTCAATAGCCGCCTTGATCTTTGCGACGGTTTTGGTATCGGACTTCGGTATAATGAGCGAAACAGAGAACTTAGGAGTGCCGCCGTTGATACTCTTAGCCTCCCAGATGTTTGCATAGCTCCAACGGGTGTCGGGTCCAGTGATAACCTTCATTGGGTTGTTGGCTTTGTTTGTGTTGTTATTCATAATTGTTTTCCTCCATAAAATCATTTTTGGCTGTGTTCATGACTGGGCGTTTGTCGCTCTCCGGTACAAGCGTGGGTTTACCTTGCGGCTTTTCGATGTAGGCCGCTAGGAGTTCATCAAAGCGGGATTTGCCGAGTAGTTTCTGCATGGCGGTAACACCGAGGACCTTGTGGTCATAAGGGTCATAACCTGCGCTGCTTACTGTGTTGGCGACTGCTGTTTCATTGGTGTACCTGCGATTTGAGCGGCCTTCGACCAGCTTCCAACCGTTCCATTCCTTGCCGCTGATGGCCTGTTGCAGGGCATATTCCTTGATATCTGTGGCCCAAGAGACAAGGTCATCGACTCGGATAAGGATTTCTTCGACTTCCTCATCCGTGAGTAGCGGCGGAAGCTTGAAGTCATAGCGTGCAAGCTCCAGGTTGGCATCGGCTCTGGCGCGGCAGTCGTGCTTTGCTTTGCAGAAACCACACCATTCGCCACAGAGGAAGTTACCGTCACCGGCAAAAGCAAGATCAGCAGTGGGCTTGAGCACCTCGTCCGCCCAGCGGTATAGCTCATCTTTGGATATCTCATAGGTGCTGACGTTATCGCGGCGTGGCTGATAAATGGTCATGCGAACGGTATCGATATCGTAGATTCCGTCAAACAGCTCTAGGGCACCAAGGCAGTAGCATTGTAGCTGTGAATTTTTATAAGAATTAACTAGAATGCCCATCCCGTACTTGTAGTCGCATACATGAAGGGTACCGTCCGCGATAATGATGCAGTCTGCGGTACCAAAGCCGGACTCTACCCAGCGTGAAAAGTCCACACGCTGCTCGATCAAGACGACCGGGTCAGCGCAGTTTTGCTTGGCCGCTTCTACCTGTTCGATAATGTAGGCCGCGTAACCAGAAGCACAGTCGGCCATTTCTTCGTTGAACCATGTGAGGTTCTCGGTCGGGTCCTTTGCCTCCATGCCCAGCGCCTGACGAAGCTTGTACTCGCAAAGTTCGTGGGCGTCAGTGCCTTCGGCAGCATAATTGCTGCCCTTATCGTCGTAGCTCTCGCTGAGTCGTGCGCTGGGTGGGCATCGAAGCCAACGCTCCGATGAGGATGCAGATAGAAGTGCATGTCCTTTAGCTGGCATCGTTCAGTCCCTCCACATCTTCAAGCAGGGCCTTGTAGTTGGCCGGATCAATACCGGACAGCTTATCGGCACCATACTTCTGCAGCAGAGAACGAATCTGAGCGGTGAATCCAGCGCGGGACTTATCCGCAAGGACTGCTCTGACCGCTTCCAGAGTAGGCACCGGCTTGGTGGGTGTAGGTTCTGGTATTGGGTCAATGCTGCTGAACTGCTCCGCTAGCCAATTTGCGGCTTCGTTAATAGCTGCAGCTGCGCTGCGTAGTTCTTCGATGGTCATGGCCATGTCGCTCATTTTGCTCATGTGATTTTCCTCCTTCCTTGGTTTGGCTCTGTCCGGCGAGCAAGGTCAGTTTTCTTGCCAGCCGCATGGATACAACGCTGATCGCAGTGAGAACATCAACGAGTTCGTCATCTGCAGCGCAGATCCGTGGTCTTGTCTGTGCGTTATGCATTCATTTCACCTCCTTGGAAGGAGCGCTTGTCGTTTTGCTCTTTCCACTACCCAATGGAGGTGAGAATACGGTTTGAACGAAAATCAGGAAAAAAGATTTTCTCCGGCCACCAATTTTGGCAGCCGGAGAAAGAAGGATAAGGTATTAAATGTAGTCGCGCAGAAGCTCCCGCAAAGCGTCAAACGCCTTTTTCTTCTTATAGTTGATGGTGGATTGCCGAGAAATGCCCATGATGGAAGCAATCTCTCGTTCGGACTTTTCCTGAAGCAGAAGCTCGCAGATGCGGCGACCGTCGGGGTCGAGCTTGTCCAGCATGCAAATAAGGTTGTCCAGTAGTACCCGATCCTCCAAGATGGACTGAGCGCTGGGAGCATCGTCCGCTAAGTCATCAAGCCAGCTTTTTTCGTTGCCATCCTCGTCAGCAACTGTGTAATCAAGGGAAAGTTCATCACCGGCCTTGTGAAAACGGCAGGTCCAGCAGTCCATATCGCAGAGATAGCGCTTGCTTGCAGGGCAGACACACCGCCCGTGCTCTTGTTGCCTGCGGCGATAGGCATTGATATCGCGGTAATAGTTGTCATAGTCGGTTTTGCTGACGGGCACCCACTGGTGCAGGTCCTTGAGGTAGATTTTGCGTTCGTTGGATTGGTTCTGATTGTCATTG